AGATATAATAATGTCGAACTTAACGAAGAAAACATTAAGAGATTTAGATTCCTAATTTACATCTACGCAGGTTTTAGAAAGGCAGGGTATGGAATAAGTAAAGCAACTTTTATAACCTACTTAAGAGACAACATCATATTAAAAGATAGCGACGCATTTTCTAAGGTTGGAGGACAAGCAAATAGACTTGCGTTATTCTTAAAAGTATTAATAGGTAGATTCAGTACTCTGAAAGCCGATAATGTTGAACAGAGATTAAAGATAGATAGAGGATATAATGATGATATAATCAAATTAGAATTATATAATTTCTTTAAATCATTTAATGATAAGTGGATTGCCGGTAACTCTATTGGACAAAGAAACTTATTAGAGGAGTTTTTATTTTTAGATAAAGCAAACGTAGACATTGGTGATTCAGTTTATATTGATATTAAAAAATTAATAGAAATTGGTGAACAGAGAAATTCTAAAAAACAAAACCTGTACGGTACAATTTCAAATCTTATCTCAAGAACGGGATTTGATATGAGAGCGATGCCAGCTTATATCAATTTCTATGGAACGAATTATAATAACAAATCAAAGATAACACCATCAAAAACGGTTGCTAAAAATATATTTGGAACATTCTTGGAAGTGGATTACCAAGACTCGTCACCTAAAATCATCTTACAATACACAGGACCAACTTCCAAGTATTTGGAAATGAGTGAGGTAAACAAAAAGATGATGTTTAAGGATGATAGTTTTAATATCCAACAACCAAACAACAATCCCGTATTAATTGCACCTGAGGTGTTTAATACTATAGATTTCTTTAAATCTAATAAAGCGGTTGCATTTGAGGTTAGTTTCGGTGACCAAAACCAAAGTATTTTTAAGGGTCTTGAATTAAATCAATCATCGGTTAAAAACACTTCGGAATCATTTGCGGTGTTGGAAAGATTAGGTGCTAGTGAAACAGGTTCAAGTACCGCACAAATTGATATTGGATTATTTGACATTTATAGGTCACAATCATATACTTGCGATGTTACAATGATGGGCAACGTTATGATTCAACCTACGATGTATTTCTATCTTAAGAACATACCATTGTTTAGAGGTACCTATTGGATTCAGGAAGTAAACCATAGTATTTCAAATAATAACATTCAAACAACATTCAAAGGTACGAGAATACCAATTACATCATTACCTGACCCTAAAGATTCATTTATGGCGAGTTATCGTGCGTTGTTTGATAAGATGGTATCTAAGGCGGTTGCAAAAGTTAAGGATGAAAATCAGAAACTTGCAAATAAAACAAATAACGAAAAGGTGGTACAAGACAATAAGGGTAACACATATGTTTATGACCCGGGTACTAAATCTGTCAGTGGTGAGAAAATCATTGAAAATGCATCATCAACACCTTATGGTATATCGTACAATGGATTTAAAAATGAGAAATACGTTCAGTTAGTTAAGTTTAACGATGAAGAGTGGTTGAGAGCTAACGTTACAATAATGGGAGGTAAAAACTATCCTATTAATAACGACATAGATATGGGATTTGTGAGTAGATATGAATTTATGTCAGGAACCACTAAAACAAGTAGTGTTGTTAAGTGGTCAGAACTTAGTCCTAATTCAGATAAAGATAAATTCTACTCAACTAAATTCTTGTTTGATAACACAGTAACACCTAATAATATTTTAGAAGGTAGTCCAAAAACTGAATTTTTTAATCCTGACCCTAAAGTCAATAAAAAGGTTACATTGGGGTATAGTTATGATTATACAACAAGAAGATTTATCGGTCCGGTTAATACAGGACCTGCGGCTGGAATACCATATGGTATAGGAATGTCTAAAGCATTAATGGACGAACTCGGATTATTTGAGGGAGATGTTGTTTATTTCCGATTAATAAAATAAAATTTAAAAATTTCTTGATATTTATATAAAAAGATATGGAAAATTCAAAAATAAAAAACTCGGTGGACCAATTCTTAAACCCAAAAACTGTCAAGGGAACATCTCAAGATGGTATGGAAAGAGAAGAGTGTGATTTAGTGACTGGTGAGTGCTACATCATAAGGTCAAAAGACGGTATCGTTGAAAGAATCAATAAAAAATATATTACCGAAGACGGTAGACAATTATTACAAGACTAATATTATGTTAGAACAAAAATTAATGGAAGAGTTAAATCGTCACAGAGCGATTAACAAATACACACAGACAATGATTTTGGAACAAGATATGGGTGCAGATGCTGCAGTTCCTGCAATTCCACCTGCCGACCCATTAGCCGCAGCACCTCCTGTTGAAGGAGCACCGGCTGACCCATTAGCCGCACCACCTGTTGAAGGAGCACCTGTAGACGCCGCAGCAGCACCTCCTGTTGGAGGAGCACCTGCGGATGCAGCTGGAGGTACTGAAGAGATTGATATTACTGATTTAGTTAATATGACTAAAAATATCAAAAACCAATTAGACACTTCAAAAGATAATAATAACGACGTTATCCAAAAAATGGATGGTGTATTCAGTAAGTTATCTGATTTAGAACAGAAGTTAGCTCAAATGGATTCTGTAATGGCTAAGATTGATGAGTTAGGTAATCGAATTGAACAAGTTAAACCAAAAACTCCACAAGAGAAATTGGAAATGCGTTCATTAGATTCATATCCATTTAATCAACACCCACAAGACTTCTTTAGTCAAAAACAAGAAGAAATGAGACAAACAGGTAAAAATGAATATGTTTTAACTAAGGATGAAGTTGAAAGTTATGGTAAAGAACAAATAATGAAATCATTCAATCCAGACCAAGACGATAATGAACCTCAGTACTAACGTTCAATTTTTATTAGAAGCACAGATACAATTTAAAATATTACATTGGCAAACCAAAGGATATTCTAGACATATTGCATTTGGAGACATATATTCATCTATGGATGAAAAGATAGATTCATTTGTTGAAGTTGCAATGGGTAAGTATGGTAGATTCACATTAAGTGAAAATGAAAGAACACTTAATTTACAGAATTTGTCTGAATTAGATTTAACTGTATTTTTAAAAACTTTGAAATCTAACATTATTGGAATTACAAACGGATTGTCACAAGAAAAAGACACAGATTTATTAAACATAAAAGACGAGATTTTAGCGGATGTAAACAAATTATCGTATCTCTTAACTTTAGAATAAAAATTAAAAAATAAGACAAAAAAATGATTTCACGCTTATCAGCATTGACAGGTTCGACAGCAACAAGAACATCATTAACATACATTAATTCATTGGTGACGGGTGCAACCGAACAAGGTGCTTATAGTATCTTAGTACCTGCAAAATATATGGATAATAGTATGATGAATGAAATGATGTCATCATACGGATATATGGTTTCACCAAAAAATACCATAATGGGAGATGTAAATGATTATTTAATTAGTTGGGGACCATAACCGTTCTCATAATCTCTAAAAACATTTAAAAAATTTTAAAGCTGGGTTTGACAATCCGGCTTTTTTTGTTTATACTTTAAGTATAGATAAATTATTATTTAATTTAAAACCCAATTATTATGTCAGTATTAGATTCGGTACTTGCTCAGTATGAGAAGACCAAAAACGCCGCAAGCGGCAGTGCAAACAAAGTATCCCAAGAGGATAGAATGAAGAAGTATTTCACAACAATCTTACCAAAAGGTGTGAGAAGTGTGGAAAAACGTATTCGTATTTTACCACCTGCAGATGGTGGAACTCCATTCGTACCTGTTAAATTTCACGAAATTCAGGTTGACGGACAATGGACTAAATTGTATGACCCGGCACAAGAGGGTAAACGTTCACCATTAAATGAAGTTTATGAAAGTTTAATGATGACAGGTGTACAAGAAGACAGAGACTTAGCAAGAAGCTATCGTTCTCGTGGTTTCTACATCGTTAAAGTTATCGACCGTGATAACGAACAAGACGGACCAAAATTTTGGAGATTTAAACACAACACAAAGGCTGATGGGGTATTGGATAAAATCCACCCAATTTTCAGAACCAAAGGTGATGTTACAGATGTTGAAAAAGGTCGTGACTTAATTCTTACATTATCTCTAACTAAGGCGGGTAATGGTAAAGAATACACAACAATCAGTTCAGTAATTCCTGATGACCCATCTCCACTACACACAGACTCATCAATTGCTCAACAATGGACAAATGATGAATTAACTTGGGCTGATGTTTATTCTAAGAAAGGTGAAGATTATCTTGAAATGGTAGCAAGAGGTGAAGTTCCACGTTGGGATAGTGAAGCTAAGAAATTCGTTTCAAACTCAACAGGTGAAGCAACAATCGGAGCATCTACCCCATCTGCGGCACCGTCAGTAACTTATACTGACCCACAAGATGAGGAAGAATCAAACGATGATTTACCGTTCTAAATAATTTAAGGGGTGGTGAAATATCCACCCCACTTTTAAAAACAAAACAATGGCAGGTATTAAAAAAACAGACTTTTCGGCAATCAAGAAGAAATTTTCGAAAGAAGCCGAATACAAACCAGACCGTTTCTTCGATTTGGGTGATGCCTTCTTGGAAGCAACAGGTTTACCGGGTCCTGCAATGGGTCACATCAATATGTTGTTAGGACATAGTGATACAGGTAAAACGACCGCATTAGTAAAGACTGCGGTTGATGCACAAAAGAAAGGAATCATTCCTGTGTTCATCATTACAGAACAGAAATGGAGTTGGGAACACGCGGAGTTAATGGGATTTGATAAAG